AACTATAACAACAAATCTATATGCTTTATCCGCTAATATATTAAAAACAGATGCAGGATTTACTATGGGTGGAGGTTTAACCTCAAATTATCTTTCTGTTATTGCTGTTGATAGTAATGTTGAGGGTCTTAGGGTTACACAAACAGGTTCTGGACCAGCTTTCATAGTAGAAGATCAAGCAAGTACCGACCCTTCTCCGTTTATGATTTTGGGTGATGGTAAAACTGGTGTTGGAACAAGAACACCAAATGAAAAATTAACAGTAGTTGGTAGTATTAGTGCTGCAACTTTATTATCAGATGTTGGAAATATATATTCAGAAGGTTCTGTTTCTATAGGACTACCAGCAGGAACAACAAGTTTATCTGAAAAATTAACAGTAAATGGATCTATAAGTGCATCTGGAAGTCTTAAATTAAGTGAAGGAATAGTATCGGGTATATTATTTGGAAGTGATTGTAATTTATATAGAAATGCGGCAAGTACTTTAAGAACAGATGGAAGTTTAAATATAGGAAACCTTGGTGCTGGAGCAACTAATACTGTTGTAACTCATAATCAAAATATATTACAAACAAGATTAGCAAATAGTAGAATATGGGACACTGCTGCAACCTTTTTAAGTGGTTCTCCTACTGTAACTTATCTTACAAAAAGCACAACATTAAATACATTAGGAAATTCGTTTTTATATGAAGATTCGCAATACACTTATGCAGAGAAACCCATAGTTTGTAAAAGTCATATTGGATTGGACATTCGAAATAACAGTTATCCACAAATAATTTTACGAGACGTATCTACTGATTCGAATACTATTGGTAATAGATGGGGGATGTGGGTTAATGCAGCTCCTGATGCAAATAAGACATTTATAATCGGTCCTCAAGATACAAGTGGAGGGGGTGCTGCTGCTATATCTATAACAAGAGCAAGTTCTGCTACTAATGTAGTTGGAAGCGTTGGAATAAAAATATCAGATCCACAAGCTACATTAGATGTTGGTGGTAATGTGAAAATAGGAACATTTGGATTAAACCCATCTGATATAAATAGTGTTGTAGTGAATAGATCCGGTTTTCTTGATGTAAGAGATATAAATCCTAGAGTATGGAATACTACTGCAACTTTTTTAAGCGGCTCTCCAACTACTAACAAAATATTAAAATGTACTGGTCTTAATACAATAGGAAATACTAATATGTCAGATAATGGTGCTACAGTTTCTGTTGATGCTGGACAATTTAGTGTTCCTATTGGAACAAATGCATTACCTGGTTTTATATTTAATAGTGGAAATAATAACGGGTTTTCTTATAATGCCACTAATGGTATAGAAGCAAACATTGGTGGAAGTTTAAAATTAAGAATCAATACAAATTACACACATACAAATCGACTTCTTGTAAACACAACTTCTTATGAAAGTTCCTCCGTAATATTAAGAACAGGTCAAGGACAGCATATTTTAGGAGGAGATACTATAATTGAAGGACGATTAGATTCTCTTTTAAAGATGAGTTGCTCTGAGGGGCTTTCAGTTAACAGTGGTCAATTAACAACAACACTAGGAACAGCTGCTCTTCCTTCTTATTCTTTTCTTAATGATACTAATACTGGTATATTTTCTCCTGCTGCTAATACTGTAGGTATTTCAGTTAATGGTACAGAAAGATTTAGAGTAAATTCATCTGGACAATTAATGGCTAATTGTACTGTTCCTTATGGTAATTTAAGGGTTAACAACTTATTATCTGTTTTAAGTGATTATAATGCAGCAGCAAATAGTTGCAATACATATATGGGTGAATTATGTGCTAATTCATCTATTCTTAATACATATGCAAGGTTTATTAGTTATAATGAAAAAAATGCAGGTGCTGATAGAGAAAGATTTTTTATTGCAAACTATGCTAAAAATACTAGTGGTAGCCCAGATAATGCTAGAGGTGGATATCTAAATTTTAGACCATATGATGGTGATGGATCTTTGGATATTTATGCTCCAAGAAAATCTACTGGTGTTGGTGGAACCATTCGTTTATATTCTGGTGGATATGCAGTATTATCAACTTATGCTGATAAAGGTGTAAAAATGAATACTCCAAGTGTTGGTACTAGAGGTAATGCTACTCTTGCTGAACGGGCTGCGGCAGTAGGATGGAAGTTATATGCTTCTGGAAGAGTTGACCATTCTTCATCAGAACCTTATTATTTTAGACATACACTTGCTACTACTTCTGAATATAGAACTGTTTTTGAGCTTAGAAGCGCAGACGGCGTTGCGAGGGGTACTATAAATATTAATAATACTGGAATGTCTTTTACTGGTAACTCAGATTATCGTTTAAAAGAAAACCCAACAGAAATTAAAAATTCTATAGAAAAATTAATGAAATTAAAACCAAAAAATTTCAAATGGAAATCTTCTGAATCAAGAACCGATGGTTTTTATGCTCATGAAGTAACTGATATTTGTCCAGATGCTGTTTTTGGTGAATATGATGCTGTTGATGAAAATAATGATCCAGTATATCAAAAGTTGGATTATTCTAAATTGATTCCTTTATTAACATCTGCATTACAAGAAACAATAAAAGAATTAAATGATTTAAAACAAAAAATTAAATAAGTTGATTTTTATAAAACAATATTAAATATATTAAATTATGAATGATATAATAAAAGAAAATATTAAAGACGAAAACTACATACAAACTTTAATTAAAAGAGTAGAATTACAAAGAAACGAAGCATTAAATACTGTTTTTGTTTTAGAAACAGAAATGTTAAAAGCAAATTCTATTATAAATTCTCTTTCTGAAGAAAATAAAAAATTAAAATCAGAATTAGATGATTTAAAAACAACAAAAGAACTATGATTCAGCTTATAAAAAATGCAGCAATGACTGCTGTTTCTTTTTTAAGTAGTAATCATGTTCCTCCGAATACAAAAGCTGACGATTTTAAAAGATTAAAATCAACAAACCATATGGAATCTAAAAAATTCTATATTGTTTTAACTTCTGTTGCTATTCTTGCTTTTTTTTACTTTTCTAGTATAGGACTTTTGTTTTTTTTACCAAAAAATGCACCAGAATTCATTAGTGGATTTGTTACTATTTTTTCAAAAACCATAGAAATTTTGGCTGTTATAATAGCATCATATGTAGGTGCTCAGGCAGTTGTTGATTTAAAATACAATAGTGCTTCTGAAGCATCCTTGAAGGGAACTACTAAAACAGAACAAATAAAACAAGAAATAACCTTTATACACACGAATGCTAAGGAGGATGATTATGAAATCAAATAACCCATCAGCAAATGCATTAAATCTATTACTCAAATACGAAGTCGGTGGTGGAAAGGCATATTATGATAAATATTTGTCTAAATTCACATGGCCTGGTGGTGCTTCTGGTCCAACTATAGGAATTGGTATAGATTGTGCATATTATACAAAAACAGAACTAGGAAACATTTTCAATTTCCTTCCTGAAAATGAAATAAAATTAATACAAGGGTCTGTTGGTAAAACAGGAGAAAATGGAAAAGAATATGCTAAAGTTTTAAGGAATCATGGAATTATTGTAAGTTGGGAAGATTCTTTTAAGGTTTTTAAAACTATAACATGGACCAAATTCTCCAATCTAACAGAAAAAACGTTTCCTGGGGTCAAAGAACTCAAAGACGATGCCTATGGTGCGATAGTTTCTCTTGTTTTTAATAGAGGAACAAGTCTAAAAGGACCATCTAGGTTGGAAATGAGAAAAATAAAAGAATTAATACCAAATAAAGATTATGTTTCTATTGCAAACCAATTCAGAAAAATGAAACGGCTATGGATCGGTAAGGGTTTGGATGGTTTACTAGAAAGAAGAGATTCGGAGGCTGATTTGATTGAAAAATGTGCATAATAAAGATGATCTAAGTAGAGTTTACTCTTCTCATGTAAGTGGAAAACCATCAGTAATGCTGAGTGGTTCCCAAAACTCTAATTTTCCGTCCTTTTCTACATTCGAAAAGGATCCACAAAGCATTGAATTAGAAAATAGTTTTTTAAAATCATTGAAAAATGTTGTTTCTGAAGAAGAAAAGATAAATCCAACAGTTATTACTAATAATAATAATTTAAATACTATTAAAACTTATTCTTTAGAAGATGCTCTAAAAGAATTAGCATTAACATTAAAGAAAAATAATTTAAAATCTATTTAAATTAGTAATATAATTTATTATAAATACCATTTATTATAAAGTCAAGTTATTTTTTTGGAAAAATTCATTTTCTTCTCCGTTTAATTCTAAACATTTTAATTTTTTATACTTTCCAAGAGTGTTATTGAACGATAAGTTGGTTAAAAACACGTTTTTATGTAATTTTTTTAATATTTTGATAATTTGATTGATGAATTTATCATAATTTTCAAAATTATTACTATGATCTGATGAGTCTTGTTTGTTAAAAACAATAATAGACTTAGAATGAAGTTCTTTTTCTAAAATTCTTAGGTTTAAAACTTCTTTTTCTAATAAAAGGTATAAAAAATCATAATAATAACTTATTTTATGAGGTATTTTATTATTATCATTTAATAAATTCCATTCATTAATATAATTAAATATTTTTTTTTCGATTATATTCAAATATAATGTAAAATTAAAAACTGTCAATCTATTTTTTAAACAATATATAAAATAATCTTCTGTCATTTAGAAGAAATTATAGCATCAATTATAATTTCTTCAACTATTTCTGTTGGTAAAATTAAATTTGTTTCTGATAAGATAATTTTTAATTCTGACAATTTATTAACTATTATTTTTTTACATTCTATTGCTTTTGATAACTGTTCTATTGTTAAACTTTTATATGTTGGTTTTTCTGATATATGCAATGCTTCTAGAAGAGGTTCACTTATATTTGCAATAATAGACGATATTCTTTTATAAAATCTATCCAATGTAGAATTATATTTAAGATCATTATTTTTTTGTATTTTTTCTATAATATAATTCAATAAAACAGCATCTTCTGCTTGTTCTGTGAATCTATTTAAAAAATCTGGACTTTTTACATGATTTTTTCCATATGGATTAAATAAACAACCACTTCCAACAGATTTTGAACTACAATACATACAAGAAGTGGGATCTCCTGTATGAACATGTACTTTGTTTGGAGAAAATAAACAAGTTCTTCCATAGCTTGTCGAACCACAATATACACATTCTGTTTTATTTTTCATATAATCTATTTTTAATATTTAAAATTTCATTTTTATTTGTTAATAAAAATGGTTTTGCTAGTTCTATAATATATTTATTCTTATAATTTGTATATGATTCAGATTTTAAAAAATTGTAGTTTTTAGGATAACAAACATATACGTCTTTATATGTTATTTTGAAAAATAGCATATAAAACGATTTTTTAGTATTTTCCGATTGTTCTAGCCATTTATCTAACAAAGCACAGTTATTTGTATATACAGAATGAAAAGGAAAATCTTTATAATTTTTAACCTCTATACTAAAATGACTGAGTTCTTCTGGAACAACTATATCTCCTTCGTTTAAATTTTGCTGGTTTGATGTAAAATTATTAAATCTGATTGAATTTTTACCACCAAAAAAAGATCCTGAACCAATACTCTCATAAAAGGAAGTTCAAAAATTTCTGTTAAAATTTTACAAACTTCAGATTCTCCTCGTTTTCCTTTATTTTTGTTTTTATTTCCCATGTAAGTAATTTTTATTTATATTTCCTTTTTTTTATTTTTTTCTTTTGTTTTTTATTTTTATTAATTAGTTCAGGAAACGTTCTTTTCTGCATAGGAAAATTATTATTTGGATTAATATTTGATCCAGTTGCATACGAATCGGTATTATATAACTGTGTTCCTTGTTCGGCAGATGGTCCTGACATTGAACCATATACACCACTCCATTCCATCTCTTCTATAACATTTAAAATTATTTGTTGTAATTTATTCATAACATGCTAATATGTATTTATGAAAAATTTGTTCGAAGAGTATGAAAAAGAGATAATACTCGATACAGGTATCGACGAATTGAATATTTTAGAAAAACAATTAAAATTACCAACCATAAAACATAAATGGGTTTTTAGATTAATCTCCTTTAAAAGAGAATTAAACAAATTAAACAAAAAAAGAAAAGAAATAAAGGAAACGGTATTTTCTAAATTTGAAAATATTCCAAAAGGAATACCTAAAAAAATCCTTGATTCAAAAATTGATTCAACAGAACAAATTCAATCTATAGATGAAGAGATTGCTGAAATTAATATAATGATAGAATATTTAGAAAAGGTTGAGCATATTCTAAAGACTATGAGTTATGATATAAAAAATATTATAGATATTAATAGACTAGAAACAACATGATAAAAATTAAATTCAGTGGAAAAAAGAATTCTTCCCTTCAATTAGAAGGGAATCTTTCGTTTATTTCATTAATAAGAGAAAATTTTTCGGTTCCAAATCCAGCATACAGAGGAAATTCTCAGTTTTCACAACCTAGACTATATTGCATAACTCCATCCGGAAAATTTGAAGTAGGTTTATTAAAAGAAATTACTAATTTTATTTCAAGAAAGGGTATTATGGTTGAAATAGAAGATGATATTAAATCTGTTTATAAACCAATAAATTTAACCGAAGATATTGATATAGATCAATTATCTTTAAAATATAGAGACTATCAAGAAGAATGTATTAGAAACAATATTGGACACGGTAGAGGTATAACGATTTTACCAACAGCTGGTGGTAAAACGTATGTTATGGCTGGATTGATTTTTAATATTAAAAAAATATTAAAAAACGATAACTTAAAAAGTTTAATATTAGTACCATCTATTCAAATAGTAGAACAAACCTATAAAGATTTCTTAGATTATGGTTTGACTGAAATAACAAAATGGTCAGGTAAAAATAAACCTGACTTTAACAATTCAAAAATAATAATAGCTGGAACTCAAATTTTATTAAGCAAATCTACTGATCTGTCAGTTTTGTCTGAAATTGATTTGTTTTTATGTGATGAGGTTCATGGAATTAGAAAAAATAATAATATTAATAAAATTTTTACTTTATTAAAAACTCCATATACTTTTGGTTTTACGGGAACAATGCCTCCATCATTAATAGATCAGTGGAATATTTTAGGAAAATTTGGACCTGTTAATTACGAAGAAAAAACAATTAATTTAGAAAAAAAAGAATATATATCATCATTTCAGATTATTATAATAAAAATTAAACACAAAAAAATACCATCCGATATTATTGCATTAGACAGGTCTATGGAATCATATAAAAAAGAATTGGAATTTTTATTACAAAATGATGAAAGAAATAATATTATCTGCAATTTAGCAGAAAAGATTTCAAATAATACTATTATAATGGTAGATAGAATAGATCATGGAAACAATTTAACAAATTATTTAATTAAAAAGAGTAAAAAAACAGTTTACTTTATACAGGGTTCTACAGAAATAGATGAAAGAGAAAAGATAAGAGCCTTAATGAATAATAACAATGATGTTATAGTTGTAGCAATGTCAAAAATATTTAGCACTGGAATTAATATTCCAAATCTTCATAATATTATTTTTGCTTCGGCAGGAAAGGCAAAAATAAAAATAATGCAATCAATAGGAAGAGCATTAAGACTGCATTCGAATAAAAAAATGGCTAGTATATTTGATATATCAGATAATACCAGATACGCAGCAAAACATTTACAAGAAAGAAAAAAAATATATGAAACAGAAAAATACAAGATTATCGAAAAAGAAATTTAAAGATTTTGAAGAGGGTGATTATATTCCCTTATATAATGAAGAAAATGAATTTATTCCTGATGATGAAGAAGAAACCGAAAAAGAAACTGAAGATGATGAGGTTTTTTCTGAATTTGATACCGAATTATATTCCAGAAAAAAACCAAAAGTGCCAAAAGAAAAATTTTATGTAGATCCTAAAAAATTTGATGATGAAATAGTGAAATATTATGAAACCGATATTATGTCTAACGATTTAGCTGAAATGATAAGCAAAATATCAAACAAATTAAGTTTTGCTGGTAATTTTGCTGGATATACATATAGAGAAGAGATGGTAGGAGATGGTATTGTTAGAATGTTTAAAGCATTAATGTCAAAAAAATATAATAGAGAAAAAGGAACCAATCCATTTTCTTATTTTACAAGAATAGCATTTAATGCATTTAGAAACAGAATTAAAAAAGAAAAAACCGTACACGAAGCACATGAAAAATATCAGCAAGAATATATGATAATGTCTGAAGGTTATGCAAATCTTCTTAAAAACAATCAAACTAAAATAACAAAAGATAACGAACATTTTGATGACTAGTTTTATTAATTCTAAAATAGGATGTTTTTCGGATATTCATATTGGATTATATCAAGATAGTCCAATATGGCATGATATATGTTTAGAATTTGCTGAAAAGGTTTCTTCTTTTTATAAAAAAGAAAAAATTAAAGATATAATAATACCTGGTGATATATTTCATAATAGATCAGAAATTTCAGTAAAGACTATACACACAGCAAAACTTTTTTTTGATTATTTTAAAGATTTTAATATTATAATTTCTGCTGGTAATCATGATTCTTTTTTTAAAGAAAAATCTGATATAAATTCTATTAGCATATTTGATGGTTGGTCTAATATGACCATTGTGGATAAAACCCCAGTTGTTTTAACGACTAAAGGCAAAAAAACAGTATCATT